CTAGATTTTCTTAACAAACTTCTTGTTTGCAGTTAGAAAATAACCGCTTTTTGTTTTTAATCTTGGTGTACCTCCCTTTGTTTTCGCCATTCCGGCGATAGTGAAAATAGTCCCCGGAGGATATGTCCCGCCTGTTTTATTTTTTTCAGTGAAGTCTACAGAGTCATATAGATCACACTGAACAAGCGTTTTGATTTTTCCGGGGTTTTCGGTGTAGTAAGTGTTATTACTAGCAGGTGTATGAGGTTTCCCAGCTTTCAATTTAGCTAATAAAGTTGTATTTTGCGAAGCTGTTCCGCTGTAATTTTTAATTCCGTAACTTGTCGCTAGTTTTTTACGATTCGCAAAGCTGGAATCTAGTTTATTTATATTCATGTAATCAACTAATCCTAGACTGTTTGTGTTTGTGTCTGCGCTCGGTTTAGAAGAATTACTAGCACTAGCTCCTTTTCCAAAAGTATCAGTCCCATAGCCTTTATAATTAAATTGAAGGTGCGGATTGTCTACAAATCCAGACCAATCACCACCCCATTCAAGTCCAAGGGACTTCGCTTTTGCCACGAATTTTTTGCCTTTGTCTGAACGATAAGCACCCCAATCAACAGTTTTACCTTTCGCCATGACGAAATCTAGTGCCTGTCCTACCAGGTGATAAGAGCGCATTGTTTGAGACGCACCGCTCGCAACATTAGCGGATTGTTGCTCTTTTGTCCTAATCGTTTCGTAGATTAATACTTCAATGCCGTTGCTTTCAGACCAATCTAGCAACTTTCTCGCCGCCGCTTTTGTGTTATCCGCTAATTTATTTACATTTGCTAAACTTCTACTATAATAATAACTTGTCATTATACTTCATCCTCTACGTTTTTATTTTTATTCAATACTAAATCGCTATCGCTCGCGGTAGGAGTCGTTGGGTCATTTACTACACCTAACACACCTAATAACAGGAATACACTGTTAATCATATCTAGCGCTTCTTTGTTGATTGTGTCGGCAGGAATTGTTACGCCGAACCACCCAAGTACTTGCTGTACTAGTACCAGAATTAGCGGGATAACTGACACCCAGAACACTTTCGATTTCATTCTCACTTTCCAGTTAATTTTCATTATTTTTCCTCCTTCTCAGTTTTCGCTATATACTTCCAAATCGCTTTATCCTCCCGCTTCAATAAAGCGATTTCTTTATCATGATCGTTTTGCTTCTCTCTTAAGCTGATGCGGTCTTTTTTGCTTTCTGACATTTCTTCTCTCAGACTATTTAATGTAATGTCAAGCGAATCAATCATGTTTCTCAAAGGTGCGACTAATGCCCATCTAATCACAAAACCCACAATCGCAGCGATTAAGCTGATTAACCCTATTAACTCGCCTACACTCATCCCTGCTATTGAAATACTCCCCAGTGTCAATTTTCATCATCCCATCTGTTTTTGACATAAAAAATAAGCCTTATTTGGCTTCAATCTAAAATATAAAATAATTGATTTAACGCGAAATACGTAATACTAGTGTCCGCAGGTATAAATCCCATCGCGTTACTAGATGATGCATGCACTCGGCCGCCGCTAGACTTGTTTGTCGGTGCATAAGCCATCGCTGTTTTTGTTGTTTGAACTTCGAAAGGAACAGACGCAAAAGCGTTATTTGTAGAGGTCCATGCGGTTGATTTTTGCACTTGCCCCCTGAAAAAGGCAATTCTGATACCAAAGATGCAAATAATTCTAAATTGAGGAGTATTCCCTTCTGCTGTTGAATATCCAGAGTTTAATATTAAATCTTGCCACGGCATTGAGTAAAATAAATCAGCATTTACAGATAAAGTTGTTTGCCCATCTTTAGTGAAATCTAGTGAATCCCCTCTTAACATTGTTTCCTTGAGTTCACCAGAAATATTATGATCCATCAATTGCTGTGCTACTTTCACACCACCAAGTGTTGTAACATCACTTTTTAAAATAGTAGAGCCGGCACCAGTTGGCAGTACTGTAGCAGCATTAAAACCATTGTCATTCATCGTGACCGTCCCAGTGAACAAATTGCCTTCATCATCACGATAATTAATATTGTGAATAAATTCAGCGCCTGTGATACTTCCGCTCTCTACATCACCTAATTTCGCAGTAATCGCTGATAACTCCCCGACTTTTAAAGCGTTATAATCCAGAGGTATTTCTTTCCAAATTACCCCATCCCACTTAAAAACACCTGTTATAGTATTTTCCACTTCATCTATCTTGAACCACGTATCGTTTATCTTTGGAATAGCTGGCGGTAGCTCACCATAAAAAGGCTTATTGTTATCACCAGCTTTCATTAACGCGTCATTAGCTGTATCTATTGCTGTGACAGCGGAATCTTTAGCATCATTTGCTACTTGTTTTGCATCTGTTGCATTTGTATTTGCATCATTTGCTACACTTTCGGCACTACTAGCGATTTGTTGTGCTGTTTCAGCCTTATTACTTGCGATTGACGCAACTTTATTAGCATTTGTTGATACTTTCGCGTTTTCCCTCAATTGATTTATAATCGCAGGTGTAGCCGAATTAATATCAATATAATCACCAACTACACAAGTGCTTTTTGACATATCGCTATAACAAATATTTAACTCAATAACCCTTGCTTGTACTGTAATTGGAGGACTCATTTCTAAATCTACAATTCTTACAAAACTGCCTTTTCTTATTCGATGTGCTTCAAAACCATAGACTTGTTCTAACATTAAAATATTTGCTTCATATTGATATGATGGCGATGATAACTTTCTAAGTTCTAAAGTACCCCATTGTTTCAACGCTGCCGCATTTGTTATATTTTCATTTACAATCTTAGTCATTAAGTAACCTGTGCCGCTTGGGTTGTATTGCTCATTTGCTTCATCATTATAGATGTAATTCAATCCTCCATTAACAGAAGAAATGTTTAATTGTGTCCCATCAGCTTGCGTTGCGCCAAGAGGTATAAGAGCAGTCTTAATGTTCGTAAATAATACTTTCCTCGTTATTCCTTTAATGCCTGTGCCGCTCTCAATTCGAACACCTTCATTATCCCCAAACTGTTTCGCGACTTTACAATAATAGCCAACTATCCTTCCCTGAAATGTTTTTACATAAAACTTAACTTCGCAATCAAAAGCAGTACAAATTTGATGTAGGGCTTCTTGAGCTGTTATATATCCTGAGAACTCCAAATTTGCAACTGCCCCTACATTTTCTGTATCTTGAGGAATCCATCCACTCCCGCCAAGCACATATGTTAAAGCGGGACCAATATTACTATTGGAAAAAGCGCGATCTGTCACAATTACATTATTCAAATCAAAGATAAAAACATTTTCGCAAAAGATTCTTTTTTGAGGTTTCGAACTATTGTCATCTCGGATGTCTTGCACTTCAATAATTTTGAATAACAATGAATCATCGTCTAAGTCTTGAAGCATCACATAATTTCCACCTGTTAAATATTTTGAACTTTCGTCATCTGTCGAAACAGAAAACTCATAAGTTGAATCAAAATCTATAACTTTCTCGGTGTGTGAATCATTAAAATAATGAGTTCCATTTGTGGAGTCAGCAGATATAGATTTTACAATTTCTTTATTTTCATCTAATATCAATAACATTTAAACACTCCTTTAAAAAGTTCTTGGCCTAACATATACTGTCCAATCTGCCGCTTCAAACGGAGATACATTTAATACTTCTGTTGTACCGCCAAATAACTTAAAAAAATGACTTCCTATTGCTAGATTCTGCATAAAAGGAATGCCATTTTTATAAATTGTTTCTGTTTCAAAATCAAACATTAATTCGTCAGATGCATGCGCTATAACTTGCGGAGCGGTATTTGCAACAATATTTAATTTTTCAACAAGTGTATCTGTGAAAAACAAATCGCGGTTAGGGTCATGTGTGCCTGATGCCGCAGCGTATATATTTAATTGAGCTAATTTTTTTGTGTATTTATTAGCGGTATCTACAAATACCTTTTTCTTCGTCCAGACAGGCTTTATATTACTATCTAGTTTGATAATTTCAGCGGTAAATTGATTCCCTATTTTAGTTAAAATAAAGTAACCATAAAAATCTCTGTATTCATTATATGCACCTGTTTGTACCTTCTCTGTCACTGTTTTATATTTTCCGTTAACTTTTTTTCTAGTTGATACTGTTTTGTATGTTTTAGTAACTTTCCCTGCCTCATTAAACAAATCTTTTTCAGGATAATTAGCAACATTTTGATCGCCAATAGATATTTTAACAATATTGACTTCGGTATTTGCGGCATTATCTTTTATTTGAAACGTTGCAATTTTTGCTCCTTTTTCATCAACAAGATACACTTCTAATTTACCTTGTTGCTTTTGTGCCGATGCTATGTTTTGAAGGCGCATTCTTACACGCCAGTTATCCTGCGCTTGGGGAAGAACTACTTTACTCATTGGTCCATGCCACTGTGCGCCAACACCATAATCAGATGCTCGAAATACATTTGCGGTTGAAGTGAAAATCCCATCAATAATCCCGTTATTTGCGTCTAATTGAAATGTCAAATCTGACTGTTGCATAGGTGTCCATGTAGCTAATACATTCATTGGATCGTTTAAAATTATTTCCGATGGTTTAACTGGAGTTTCTCCAGAATCTGGATCAACTCCTTCGCCAATGTATAAGTAATCCTCTTTATTCGATACAGCTATATAAGTGACATCCTGTTTTATAACTGCTCCAATTACAGGGCTGGTAGGTTGTGAACCGTGCACTGGTAATTTGTTACTTTCGCTAGTTAGCTCAAATTCTTCTTGTTCATAATAAATATATGGGTCTGAACAAACAAAATTCAGCGTTGCCCGTCCGTTATATAAAAGCCTATCTAAGTCTGTAGATCCTTCAAATCGACCATAATACGTCTTTTCAGGCGCATCATCAATTACCAAAGAGCGTTCTTCTGCATCTACCTGCATCAACCAATCAGCGACAGATGTAGCCCTCTCGCTCAATTCTTTAAGGCTATCTCCAATAATTTGTATTTCTAATTGTATCCCTCGTTGACCAACATTTGGTCCAAAATAAAAAGCGCCAATACGACCACTGACGCTTTCCGTATTACCTTCGTTTTGTGGGAACAATGGTGGTTTAATGTCAATTATTTCCACATGCTTATCAAATGAATGAATACCTTTATATGTGAATCCTAAACTCATAAAATCACCCCTTGTGCTCGATTAGTTCTAATAATACGGTTGTTTTGAATTTCTGTTATAAAATCTACCGTTTCCTCCGCCACCAGACGACCATCTAACATTGTTTTATTAACAATTTGAATTGGTTGTACTGTAACTGGGTTTCCGCTTCCTTGCGTTGCTATAGAAGCCCCTGAGTAAGCCGTAATTTCTTTTGTGTTCGGGGTAACTGGGACTGAAATAGCAGGTGATAGACTTGTTAAATGTTTTTGCATTTTATGAGCCGCCAAATCTATAGTATTTAGATTCTTAAGCATTCCGACTCCAATTCCCGCTGGCACTTGTTCACCAACTTCATCGCTCATTAGTCGAGAAGGCGAGTGGATTTTCAGTCTTTTCTTGATTGTCGATTCAATTGTTTTAGCTAGTTGATCCGCTTGTTTCTCTAGTGGACCGTTCATTTGCTTGAACCCTTGAATAATCCCCGCTACGGTCTGTACACCAAGTTTAGAGCCAGCAGTGCGATATTCTTTTGCTTTATCGAGTTCTTTCAGCCAAGAGGCGTTCGCATTTGCCAAATCTTTTTTAGCTTTATCGTTCGCCGCCTTGACAGCTTTATCCATCGCCACTTTATCATTTGCAGAAGCGTCTAAGCCCAGCTTATTTGCATTAGCATGTTTTTTACTCCACTCAGCTTGATATTGTTTCAATTGTGTATCAGACATGCCCGCAATTGCTTTAGCTTGTCCTGTTGCGCTTACACCCATGTTGCGTATCTCGTCTATAAGACCTTTACTAAGACCGCGTTTTTTCATTTTATCAAGTTGCGACATAAAATCTTTTTGTTGGGCTGTTTGTGATTTAAGGTTTTTTGTTAATTCGCTACCACTTGACTTCTCTGTAACAGCGGCATCAAATAGTCCAGTCTGATTATATGCGGCTTCTTGATTTGATTTAAGAGCATCCTTATATGTCTTTTTCGCTTCATTAATAGAATCCTTAGCCGTTTTATTTATTTTAGCAACATTATCATAATATTTTTGTGTGCTACTTTTTATTGATTTATTTAGTTTAGTTTTTTGTGTATTAATTTCTTTGTTTGCTCCAGCAATATTTAATTTGATTTGTCTTGTTTGTGCCGCATTTAAGCGATATTGCTTATTAATTTGTTTTAATTTATTAATGTACGATTGTGCGCTAATTGCGCCTGTTTTGTAATCTACTTGCACATTTGATATTTTATTACTTACATTTTTCGCATAGCTTGTTTTAGTCCCTTTAGCATAACGAGGCACATTACTCAAAGCTTTAGCTGTTTTATCTCCTCGCAATACTTCAGTACCGCGTGGTAAATCAAGAAGAACATTGCGTCCCTTTGGAACAAAGCTTTTTCCGTCAGGTGTAGTAATCATTTCTTCGTAGTTGCTCCCTTTAGCATCATTTACTAGAGCTGGTCCGCCACTATGATTATTTGTACCTTTAGCATAACCCACCTCTTGAATCCCACTAGGACTTTTACCGTTCGTTTTATATGCAATAGAAATTACTTTTTGATTCTTCATGTTGAGCATATCTCGCCACGAATTTATAGCATTGTCAATAGCGTTTTTCGTAGCCTCTGCGTTAGAATTAATAACTAAATCTTTTCTATGGACAGCTATGTTGTTATAGTCATCTACCGTTCTACTACCTCTATCAATTTTTGATAACAGGTCTCTGTTGTTTGCAAAAAGAGTCTTAAGATTCACTTCTTGTCCGTTATATTGAATAATAACATCTTTACCGCTCTGTATTTTTTTTCTTACATCAAAGTCGTTTGCTAAGAGCGTTTTTAAATCTACATTCGTTCCGTTATAGCTAACTAACATCCCTTTAGAAGAATTCATTTTCTTTATTACATCTGAATTATCAACTACTAAAGTTTTCATTGATGGAGGTAAGTTGTCCCACACACCCATGTCTTGTAGAGCTTTTTGTAGCGCAAGGCTAGTATCTGCATTCGCAATCATACTTTTTTGTTCAGGCTTCAATTTATCCCAAATACCTAAATCTGACAGCGCGTTAGCTACATGTATAGAGTCCTCGTAACTGACAATTAATTTCTTTTCGTTGAAAGTCATCTTATCCCAACGACCACTTTCAATAGTTGCAGTTGCAATTGTTTTCTTAGCATCTGTGGTTAATTTTGCTTCTTTCATGATGAATTTCAGATTATTCCAACCTTCATCACTTTTAGCTAAATTGGATACGAATTCACCAACATTGTCTCTTATTTCAGAACTTTTAGGGTCTAATACTAAGTTGTTCCATGCGGTATCTGCCATTTTCGCTCCATCGCCAATTAGCTTGCTGGCTTCGTCAGCTTTGCCCGCTTTTTCTTGTACATCACGTGTAAATTCGTCATAATCTAGTCCCATATCTTTTAATCCACGTCGGATGTTTTTTCGCGCGACTTCATTACTTACACCTAACTTGTCGTATAACTGTTCTTGCGTTCGTATCCAAGCCGTTACACTAGATCGCACTGTTCTATTCTGATCTCTATCCAGTTGGTTCATTGCATTATTGTATGACGTTTTATCTATTAATTCTTTATCATAAGATTCTTTGAATGCTTTCTTTTGTTTCTTCGTTTCATCTGTTGTTGCTTTTGTGACTTTACCAAGATAGTCAGCTTGTTCAGTGAGTGCTTTTGTGCTTAAATTCTGCACCTCACCATTCATCGCTTTTATCAGCTGTGTTTTCTTTTTGTTGCTTAAGCCTAAACTTTCAATTTGTTCAATCTGCATATCTTTGTAAATATTGTTAACAATTTTCGATTGTTCAGATGTCATCTTGCCAGTTTTAACCGCATGAGATTGATAAATCTTTTCTATTTCTTTATATTGCGAATCTACGTTTGCCTTTCTTTCTTCTGCCCTCTTTTCAGAATCTTTCATGGCGTTGTCTAGTAACGCTTGTACAGCAGGTGAAGCTTCATCATATGCTTTCTTGAAGTCACCCAATGCATCGTCTGTATTCTTCTTAATTTCGTCCGCCATGTTTTTGAAAGCACTGACAATTTTCTCGCTGTCTTCTGTAGCGCCAGTTGCAAAAGTGTCTAAAGCTAGCTTGCCTTCTGATGCAAATTCATTAAATTTACCCATGGATTTATCAGCTTCTGCGCCAATATCATAACCCCATGTTTTTATACGTTCTTTGCTCTCTTCGATTTTGCTTATATGTTTATCTAGTGCATAAATACCCACACCAAGCAAAGCCGCACCAGCCACCGTAATAACTGCTGGTAAAGCTCCGAAAGAACCAGCTAATCCAGCCGCAGCTAAACTAGTACCTTCCACAGCAGTTGTTGTAGCGCCAAATCCAGCCGCTAAAGGAGCTAATTTACTCCCTAAACCTAAAATCTTACCTAAGCCCGCGAATCCTTTTATTAATCCACCAGTCATTGATACTAGTTTCTCGCCAATCATCAGCACAGGGCCAGTTGCTGCTATAATCCCAGCCCATTTTATGATATTTTGTTGTTGTTCTCCTGATAAGTCGTTGAACTTATCAATCATTTTGTTAGCCCACTCGATGACAGGAGTGAGGGCGGGCATTAATTTTTGTCCTACATTCTGTTCTAACACCTCAAGCGAAGCTTTGAATTGATCCACACCAAATTTACCAGCTTTTCGCATATTATCAGCGACTTGCTTAGTGTATCCGTTTGCCTCATCAGCGCCCTTAGAATATTTACGTAGAGAATCGCCTCCCGCTTCTAAAAGCGTATTAACAGCCGATAGAGGTTCACGTCCGAAAATCATTGTTAAGAAAGAGTTTTTCTGTGTTCTCGTCATTTTTTTTGTTTTATCATTAATATCATCCAGCAAAGTTGGCAAAGTTTTCATGTTGCCGTTGTTATCTTCAATTTTTAACCCAACTGCCGCCATTGCTTCTGCAGCTGATTTTGAAGGTTTAAGTAAACTTGTAAGCATCCCACGTAAACCAGTACCAGCCTTTTGCCCTTCAATGCCGCGGTTAGAAAGCAAACCAACAGCTGCTGCTGTATCTGTAAGTGAATATCCTAGCGAATGCGAAATAGGACCGACATAGTTCATTGCTGTTCCCATATCAGAGAATCCAGCCGCTGTTTTATCAGCTACGTAGGTTAGCACGTCAGCAACTTTGTTTGTGTATTCCATCTGCTTATTTGTGTCTTTAGAAATCATTCCAAATTGTTCTAATGTTGATGTTGTAACAGACATTACTGTTTCGAAATCATCGCCAGATGCACGAGCAGCATTAAAAATCGCAGGCATAGACGCCATTGTTTGATTAATATCATAACCTTTTTTAACCATTTCTTTCATACCAAGCATAGTTTGCTCAGAAGCTACCCCATACTTAACACTAGCTTTCTGTGCATAATCAAAAACTTGTGTATAACGATCACCAAACTCTTTCGCCGATTCACCAGATTCGCGCAATAAAGAGTTAACTTCTGTCACTTCATTATCAAAATCCAGATATGCTTTTGTTGATTTAATCATTCCTGCTACAATTGGCGCCGTAAATCCAACGGTCATCGCAGTTCCAGCTTTTTTTAACTTTTGAGCAGATTTTTCAAGCATATTCCCGAATTGTTCAACTTTGACGACAGATGAATCTAGACCTTTAACATTAATGTTTTTCTTATTGATTTTGTCGATATTGTCAGATGCTTTTTGCCCTTTCTTCGCAAAATTATCCATATCCTTATCGATTTTGTTCATCTGGCTTTTATAGCCATTCTCGCGTATTTTTATATCGTAATAAATTTCTCCCGCTTTACTCATGTTTTCACCCCTCTTTCAGCTTGCTATTAGCTCTCAAAGCTTTTTCTAATCCTTCCTCATTAGAAGCAGCGTCCTCAAAATATCCTCTTTTTAACATGATTCGATTTTGCTTTATTTTTTCTTTCAGCAAATGTTTTGGCACTTTGCTTCGTTCAGTCATACGGATTTCTAGAGTAGTCATAAACGGTGTATCGCCACCCAAGTTCATTAGGTATGTTCGGAACTCTGAAAAACTCATATTCGCTAATTCTTTGCGTAATCTAATACCGTAATACGATAAAAAAGAAGACTCGATTAAATCAAAGTCTTCAATTATTCCGTAATACTGTTTTCCTGTGGCTTCCCCTCATCGCTTCCCTCGTTCATATCACTTTCAAATAATTTAGCTATAATGTATTCAATAAGTCCCTCGTAAACTTTCGTTGGCAATGTTTTAGAATTAATTTCTTCTCTGTCTTCTTTGCTAAAAAAAATAGCAAAAATATCATCATTCGTTGCTACAATACCATCTGTGATAGTCATTAACAGTTCATGCATGTTTTCACTATCTGGCGTTGTATGCTCTCCGTCGCTTTCGTCGCCTTTCAGTTTAGGCGCAAGCACTTGACCTAAAATTTTAGGCGCTTCATCTAAAAGCGCACTGTACTTAATGTGTGCTTGTGCTGAAATGTCCGCATAATATACTTTTTCGTTAATTTCCAATGGAAGTTTTACTTCGTTCTCGTTAAAATTAAATGATTTCATTTTTGTCCTCCAAATTAGTAAAAGCCCTCACTCAGAGGGCTTCGTATTTTGTTTATTAGGCAGATGTTACAGAAACAGAAACGTCATTTTTAACCGATGGTTTCACTTTGGACGCAACTGTGATTTTAATTGCAGTTACTGTTGTAGCAACTCCTGTTAAAGTTCCATCGCTAGCTACTGTTGCTTTTGTTTCATCAGATGAAGTGAATGTTACATCTTGTGGAGCTCCTGATGGCAGTACTCCTGCTGTAATTTTAACAGTTTCTCCAACTTTTACAGTTTTAGAGGCGCTATCTGCCGTTACGTTTGTTGGCTCAATGGTAGGCGCTGGCGTAAAAACCGGCGTACCATTTGAATTCTGTGTGGCAGAAAATGAACCAATATCGTTCGCACCACCACCACCGAAATCATTAATCCCGATTGGTCCAGTGATTTCATACTTAGAGCCTGCTGGGAATTTAACCGCAATTGTTTTTTCAGCTTCAGACCCAACTTTATCCCAAGTTTCACGTAATTCATTTTGTCCTGGATCTGATTCATTGTATTTCCCATCCAAACCTAACTCCATAGCAGCACCTGTTTTTACCGCACGTTCAAATACCTCGCCAATTGTTGTATATTGTTCCACATTTGAGTTCAGTGAAATGTCTAAAGTTTCTAAGTCTTTAATCGAAACACCATCTCCGCTTTCCCCTGAATCTTTAACCGAAATTTCTAATTGTTTAACTGCATAAGTTGCCATTAACTTACATCTCCTTTTCAAATAATATTGTTAGTTGATAAATCAAACGACCATCATCGTCATAATCGACTTGTCCGCCGCTTGCTACATCTGTTGCTACTACCTTCTGATTTTGGATATTCAGCTCAGAAGGGTTTGTTAAAAGAAAGTAGTTACGTAATAAATCGTATGTTCGTTTGCATTGAATTGTGTTTTTATCATAAATTAAAAAGCCGATGCTCTCACGAACACGACTTTGCGTTTGTACTTGCTTGTTTTGAAATGTCGGTGCTTCATTAATTACTACCATTGAATCAAGCCCCGTTTGTTTAATGAATCCAAGTGTTTTTATAGCTGGGAATGTTTTTTTGAAATGCACTACTAAATCCTCAATCATAAGCGCATCCCACCTTCTACAATTTGGTTAATACTCTGAATTCCATAACTTATTGCCATTTCGTACCAACGCGGATTCCGACGATTTTCATAATATTGCCTGCGTGCATAAGGAGTTAAACTAAATACTCTGGCCACAGTTGAATTTTTTTGGATGATTACTTTAGCATGTGAACTTCGACGCAAATCGCCATACAAAATTGGCGTAACAGGCTCTGCTAATTCAACCAATTCTCCCCCAGCCTTTGCAGCCGTTGACAAAGCTTTATTATGAATATCATCTATGACTGCATCTTTAAAACTACTAAAGCTCATGCTCTGTCACCTCTCCTACAACAATTTCGAAATGGTGAATACTTCCATCAGGATTTGGCGGGAAAGATACGCTCTGGACTTCACCTTTAATTAAGCAATAGTCAGGAATAGCAAAAGATATATTGTCTCCTTCGTTCACAACAAAATTTAATTTGTTACAAAATAAGTTAACAACATATCTTATGTTTAGTCCTTCTTCTGTTTTATTTACGAGCTTTTCAAACTCATACCGAAACATTGATTTATTAGTCGCATCTGGTAAAAGGTTTCCAAAGTCATCACGCCCACTATTACTAGTTATAGTCACTTCTGTATTTAGGATAGCTTCTGGGATGGGTGGTAATTGAAAGCTCATTAACAACCACCTACTCCCGCATAAAGCCAGCCACTAGATAAAAGCAAATCCATCACTTTGTCTGGAACGTCAGGTATAAAGTTGTTCGAGTTTTGTGATTGACCACCCATAGTTAATTTACCTAGTGTAAAGTTACCAATGCCAATAAACTCACCATATTTCTTGATGTGTTCACACTGCCACGCAACAGCTTGCTTAATATCATCATCTACATTGTCAAGGTCTACGATATTAGGCATAATTTGCTTGTCAATTGCTACAGAAGCGGCTTTTATTAAATTATCCGCTTCTGTTAGTTCGATACTTAAATTTGTTAGACTAGCTAACTCACTTGGCGTAATATACGTTTTCATTTACTCACCCTCTTTGTTTTTGGGCTCCTTTTTACTCTTAGATGGTTCTTTTTCTGGTTCTTTATACTCGAACTCTTCAAAACCATCGTTTTTTAACTGCTTAATTAATACTTCATTGTCGGTATTGTATACTGCATTATCTTTTCTTAATTTCATAAAGAACTCCTCCTTAAGCTATTGTAGAGGCAATTACCCCGTCTTTTTGTTGTTCTTTTACAAAAATATCATGATAAACACGATATTGATATAACCATCCGTCACCTTGTCCAACGGAACCTGGCGCATGAAGGTAAATAGAAGCATGTTTAGTACCGCCAATAACAGAACCTTTATTAATTAGTAAATAATTAAGCTTCTTAGCGCCAGGCGCTGGTGTATAACCATCCGTAAAATCAAAAGTATCATAGAAACGATCTTCTGCTTCAACTTCAACAAGTTTAACTCCATCAATTCCTGTAATGCGCGTTTCTAAGCTAGAAGGCCCAATATTTTGATTAGAGATTGTTCTAGTAAAGTCTTTACTTAGCTCTAATGCAGCCATAACGTCTGGTGACACATACATAACAAGATTTTGTGTACCGTATTTTTTAACTTTTCGAATAGCTGCTTTAAGTGTACGAAAAACATTTTCTTCTGTGATTGCTTCGTCAGCAGAATGACCATTATTTTTAGCCGCTGTCGCTAACTTAGAAAAACGATAAGCGTCGACTTCTGGCGCAGCGTGCGCTGAATTAAATTCTTTTGTTACATTAGCAGCTGTTAATGCTTGCCCTGTTTCATCTACATCCATAACATCTACAAAAAACTCTACATCTCTATCAAACGTAATAGTATATGGAGTATTCGTATTTGATGCCGAACCTTCGTTATATCCTTTGTTTCTAGTGTGCGGTTTTAGTCCAGTTGTTGAAATCGTTTGTATTTTAAACGTTTTTGCATCTAACCATAAAAGGTTAGGTGTTTCTAATTCATTTGTGTAAGTGCCAAAGACTAACTTCTGGTCGAGCTCCTTACCGTACTTGTCTACATAGTTAATAGCCATTTTGCTATCTCTCCTTTTCTAATTATGAATTTAATGCTTGAATGAATGGGTCTGTAGCACTTGGCTCACTTGCATTGCCTAGTCCTGCTCCGATTGGTGGAGGCGTGTCACCATCATCAGATTTTGCAATCCATTCCGGATATTGCTCTGCGAATTTCGCTAAGTTGTCGTCATTTCGCTCTTCATCCCCAAAAAGCTTCGTAAACGCTTCGTAACGTTCTTCTTTTACGCCGCTTTCTTTTAACTTACTGTGCCACTCTGCCGTTTGTTCTTTCTGAACATATTCATCCAGCTTTGATAGTGCCTCGTCTTTCTCTTTTTGAAGTTTTTTCAATGCCTTTTCAGATGAATCATGTTCGCCCACTTGATCGTTAAGCTGATTAATTTGGTCGTTTAACTTCGTGATTTCTTCCTCATGCGCGCTTTTGATGGTTTCAATCTCTCCATTAAATTTCTTTTTTTCAGCCGCTAAGCGATTCTTTACAATTTCATCCAGTTCTGCTTGGTTAAAATTCTTATCGTCCCCACCTTCAGCAAAATGTTGAATGTCAAACTTACGCTGTAAATAATTCTTCATATTTCCTCCTTTTTAAGCTCTGAGTGAGCCATCCCTGTCTATTAGTTGCCGGCAGGTAGGCAAGGTTTTTATATCAAGCCAAACAAAAAAAGCGTTCATTTAGACGCTTTTATAATTTCTCTATCCAATTCTCTTTCTAGGAACGGATTAGTATTTAAATGTTCTTGCAAAGCTTCCTCCCATTGTTTTACTTTTCCAGCTGTATATTGTTTAGAGGGACCTTCTGCAAGTATATCTTTTGTTTTCCAATCACGAATGCCGCGCTCGTAGTACCGTTGCTTACTTTGAGCCTCATATTCTTCTTCATCATATGGGATAGGCTCGTCTGTTTCGTCACCTTCGAAATACGAATATAAAAAATGGTGGCAATTTGGATGAAACAAGCCATCGTTTTCCGCTTCTTGTAATGTTTTATATTCATTGCTTTCGTAGTTAACTGATAGCACTTCTCCTTGCCAAGGAGCACAACGCGGACAACTTCTCACGTGAGCTGACACTTGAACTAATTCGTGCTCATATCTTCCAAGAACGCGTTTCATGGCATTTAAACCAACATTAAAAAAAGCACCTCTTGAAGCCATTTCCATGTAAGCTCCTGGTCGATACTTTCTTCCAGACTGATCTATAACATTTCTTATCCCATCACCTAAAACATTAATAAGTGATGTTGCGATAGCATATTTTAAAACTCCATTGCTATCTTTTGTTTCCTTAACCACTTGTTTGTATTTGGAGGGCGCGATTTTTTGCCAATAATTAGCCATATCTTCCGAAATTTGGATAAGCGCATCACTTTCAGATAAATAGTCGTCATTTTGTATATCAACCTCTTTCTTAGTTTGATATCTGGCTTCCATTTCGTCCTCGTATTCATTCACGCAATCGAGATAAACACTATAAGTTAGTTTATCTATTTTATCCCTAGTTCCATCTTTAAAACGGCTAATATGTGCTTTCAGTTCCCTTTTGAACTTTATTAAACGTGACTGCTGAATGAATTTCCATTTTGTTGGGTTTTTAGCACCATACATAACGTGTTTTTTTATCAACAGAAGTAACTCTATTTCAGCATTATTAAAGTGATTTCGTAAGATAGATGCTTCTTTTTCGAAATCCACTGGTGCATGGTGATGGCTCATCTAATCACCCGCCTTTCGTTTCCATTCCCCCAATTGCTTCCGGGTCAGGAACCTCTCCGATTGCGTTTTCTAAATAGATGCGTTTTACTTCCGCTTGAATTTCTTCATCTTCCCACTTAGGGTGAATTAGTTTCACCTTTTCTTCTACACTCATAGCTAATGCACTGTTCATATTATTTAATGTGCTAGATAATTCATTCAGATTAACAGACATTGGATCTGGAAACTCAATTATTACCCTGATTTCATCACGCATTATTGCTTTTTCTTTATTGTTTGTTCCGCCAGTTAACAAATATAGGAAGTCCCAAAGCATCTGTTCGTAAACATTTTGAATAAGGCGTTTTTTCTTCTCAATTTTACGCACTGTCGCGTCTTGTAAACTCCAAATTTCGGTCGCCTTAACTTCTCTATTACCTAGATTAAAAGTAGCGGGATTATAACCAGATTTCGAAACAGCTTTCTGAGCAAAATATTCCATCGTTTCGCGATAACTACCGTCTCGGAAGTCTCCTTGCATGAATTGAATCATGTCGTTTAATTTCGCACCAGCATCTAATGTTCCTTTGAATTGCATAAAGTAATCTTCATCTACATTCATGGACCATTCTTCTTTATCTGTGTTCTTATTAACTTTTTTTCTAAACATTCGTTCACTAGCCGCTATTTTTGTTTTTGTTTTCTCTCCTTCACGCATATAAACAGTGAAAAAGTAATCTACTGCAAATAAATAATTAGTACATTGCGATAAGTCCGATTCCCCAAGATTAAGATGCGGGTATCTTGTGTTGCTTGGACTATTATTTATTAGATATGCGCCCATGCTTTTTAAACCAATTGATACAGAATGATTCAATTGAATATTATTCGTATCTAGATAGCTTGTAATCATTTCCGGGAGCCTCTCAGCATTGATAGGAACAGCTTTATCATTATCTATTTTAATGACAGAATATGTTACAAATCCGCCAGATAATGTATTACTTTCTTTGTCTTCCCATTGTTTTATTTCTCGACTTTCAACTAAATAATATATATCCGCTTTATTACTCGTCGGTATTTCCTCAAAAAAATTAAACCGAAATGGCTCATTGTTTTTAAAATCTATCCAAAATTGGCTAGAGCTATGAACGCTAATAGATGGTCGCCCATTTAAAATGTTGATCTTTACAGCGGATACTCCGCTCCCTCCTGCTAATTCAACAATTTTCACGCTCTTACTATCAAAATTATCAATCCGTAATGCTTCTTTCAGTTGCTTAGTTAAATTTTCATCTTTACTGCCATCTGCCCCCGTAACATCAATTGTCAAAGGTTTTCCAGCAATATACTCAGCAGCTACAACAACTATCTCGTTGCCTGTCCCAGAATTCATTAACTTATCATGCACGGTAGGCACATAACCTTGAGCCCATAATGATGTTAAATAAGAGTCCTTGCTCCACTCCTTTTGATTATTTGGAATGAGCGGCAGATATTTTGGTATTAACTCCGGTTCGCTGCCATTAGGTTTTCCATTTAGCCAACCTTTAATAAAACGTGTCATTACACTCCAAACACCCATTTAATCACTCCTTTCTATATATCTTCATAATTCCTATAAAAGTAGTTTGTAGCATATCTGCTCGTGTCCATCGCATGGTTATTCTTATCAACTGGCTTTCCACTGTTCTCGTCGCGTACATACATACCAATTTCTTGTAGCCAACTGTAATGGTCATATTGATCGTTAAGTTGTTCAACAAGCAAATAACGCCTTTCGCTTAATAGCGACTGCATCCGCTCAATTCCAACCTCTATACCTTGCGCTTTACCTGTCACATCATGAGCATTGTTGTCTGCTCCTGCTGTATCAACACCAACCTTTTCCAGTTCTTCACGTAGCCAGCGACAGGCAGGGTCAATAAAAACAGGCTCATTTACTGGTACTTCATACTCTTTCATACACCATTGAATAAATTGTTTTATCTCAATGGCATAAGTTGAACCAGCTTTTACTTCTCCTGTATCCCTACCGCTATGATAATAGGATGCAACTTGGTTCAGCTTGTATTTATAACCGCCATCAGCTTCATGCTCGGTAATTACATAGCATTCGCAAACAGTCGCATCTTGTTGACCGCCATCGCCAAAAAAGACCATTTCGATTGAACGGCCTTGTAATTTTTTTATTTGATTCGCTTCAACGTCAAACGTTTCATAAATGATGCCTGCTGGTAAAACTCTTTTCCCATACCAATCACGTTGCAACAAATACGCTGAATGTTTGACCTCGTTATATATTTCTTGCTTGCGTTCGTCTGAAAGAGCCGGATTGTCTTTAGCGGTCCAATGCCTCCATTTATAACGCCCAGACTTCTCATACTGCGAAAAGATTTCTAACACTGGATGATTGGGTGCCGGTGGATTTAATTCTGCTAAATGAAATCTATTCTTTGCTGCAAAAGTTCGTCGAAAGCATTCTTCGATAAAATCTTTATGGAGTAAATTAATTTCTAAAAATGTAACGGTTCCCAGTGACATACCAGTAATAGCGCCAACACTATTGATCTTCCCGCCGCCTTTATAGTAAATTTTCTTTGGACCATTCGGAGAATGTATAAGAAGATGATCGCCATGTTCATCATGTTTCATTTCTGCAAGATTACCAAATATGTGCATCAATCCAAAGCCGTCACCGTCCATAAACAGTCGAAAAGCTTGTTCTTGATTGTAAGCAGTGACTAAATGATTCTGGTCTTCTGAAATAGAATAGATATAAGCCATTTTAAAGATGTCTGCTGTGGTTTTTCCTGATCGAGGAGTTCCCTCGTTGACTTCAAGAGTTACATTTTGAAAAGGGAATGTAATAGTTTCCTGTTGTTTTTGCGTAAATACTAGCTCATCAATTTTACTCAAGGTCTCCGTTTCCTCCTTTGGCAACATCTAATAGTTTATTAAGCAATGTAGTATCTTTTTCAGCGCCTTTAATAAGAGCTGTGCGGGCCTGTATATTATCTGTTGATGCAATAATTTGATTAAGCTTAGCCTTGCGTTCATCATGCTCATCAGCAATCGCAATAAATTGCTTAATCAACCCACTTAGTGTAGACATCGCACGACTTTGTGCATTTAAAAAATTCGCCTGTTTGTCCCAAGCGAATTGATACTCATATTTATCAGAACCACTATCTCCGAACCCCGCTTGTGTCTGGACTCTCGTTTCATCCTCAGCGTTTTCCACCCACATAATTTTCTGTGCTCGAATAATAGCAGCGTATTGTATTTGTATCTGATTCCAAATAAGATCGGGTGCGCTCATTTCTTTCATGCTATTCATGATTTCAAGCGTTTCATCTGGCATGTACTTAGAATATAAGCCGTGTTTTAGCGCATTCTGGTTATTCTTAGGAGCTGCGCCACCTTTGTTGCCAACTGCATGTTTATTGCCGTTAGATGCCCCTCCTCGTTCTTTTGTGTGCACACCTTTTAATTCGGGTGCACCCCTATCACGATACCAGCCATGCCTTTTTTTCCACGACTTAACAGTGTTCAAAGTAACATTATATTTTTCTGCGATATCTTTGTATTTCATTCCTGCATTATAATCTTGTTCAGCTAATTTATACTTTTCCATGCTGCATCAACCCCACCTCGCTCCCATGTGTTTGTATCGTTAATTAATTATTATCCTTAATTGTGCCTACGATGATGCTTAACGCTTCTAAATAATCACTCTTAGCTTGTTCAAAAGTCTTACCATTTAGCATAGCTAACCGCTCTATTTTCATGTAATGAATCTGGGCTAATGCAAAACTTTGTTCTTGTTCTGAACCAGCAATATTTATTTTGAATTCCGGCTCTTTTCCTTTTACCTCAGTTATCCCCGCTTTTATAATGTCTCTCATGTAATTAACTCCTTCTTCGTTTTTTATTATATACTCGGCAAGGATTTGCACCTTGCATGAACTAATTAATTTGTTTTACAGGAGTTTTAAGCTAAGACATACGTTTCTTAGCCACATTAGTTCTATCCTGTGCTTCGTCTACCTATTCCGCCACGAGTATGCGAGAAGTGGAGCGCAGACTCAATATATGATTTATTTTTGTAATCATCTTCACTTCTCATATATAGGTGGCAGGTGTGCGGCAAAAATAACTAAATCGCCATGCAAAACAGACTACCGTCGATCTGTTGTTGTATTTTTTCTTCTCCGCGATGTAGATATGACCTTACAGAACGAACGCTTATTTCCATCTCGTCGCTAATTTGTGAATACGATAAATTTTTTTCATGTTTTAACAAAAATACTTTTTTCTCTTGTGTTGACATCGTACTCATAGCGTCTTCCATTCGAATTTTGTCCCATTCTGAAATTTTCGGCTCGTCGTCTTCAAAATCATACGCAAGCCCATGCTCATATACGAACCACTGACGCATAGTTTCGACATCAGTAACACATAACTCCCTTTGTAAATTAGAACGTCTGTGAATCGCTCTCCGCGGCTCTGGTTCGTGCCCTAGTTCCATCCAGTCAATCGAATATTCTAAACTATCAATAATGCTGTTTAGTTTTGATATGACTGTTTTCTCTGGCACCTCTTGAATATTTCTTTTTTTTCCTGCAAACAATGGAGGTCGTTTTTTAGCGTCGATTTTAGTTTGCAGATTAGCTTTTAAATCTTTCGTTTCTTGCAAAGCTCCTCTGTACTCATTAATTAATTCTTGCATTCTTGTCACTCTCCCCAATGATTAATAAAAAAAGGACGTCACAACAGATTTAAACTGTTCATGACGCCCTTCGATTTTTTCGACCAGACTTATTTATTCAATTTTATTGTTTGTACGCTTTCGGCAGTGGTAGGTTTGCCATGGCTCCATGTGATAGTAGTTTTTCCGAAGCCATTTTCTGGTGGTTTTGTGATTAACTTTTCTTCGCCGTTTATGCGAGTGTAAACGCCATCTTCTTTTTTCATAAAGTCGCCCCCGTCCAACAATTTAAAACAAATTCCCCTTTTAGTCATTCCAGAATTCTTTACTTTTGTGATAAATCCCTGTGTTAAATCTGCGATGATATTCTTCTTTGTTTCTTTGTGTGAAATTAAATATTGTCGATCTAGCTATTTTAAAATAATCCGCAATCGCGTCTCCCGGTACGCCTGCGTGTCTTATTTCAACGAATTCAGCTACTGTAATGTCGTTCCATTGTTTGTTCCCAATAAACCTTTTTATCGTTTTATTCCAAAAGTTTTTCTTCTTTTCCTCTGTGTTCCTGTTCATCAATTGATTTAGCTCACGTTGTAGCTCTTTTAGCTCGTTATGAGGTAAATCATTATTTGTAATATAACTAATAATCTCCCGCTGCCTAGCCTTGTTCTATGTTACTTCCATTACCGCCATCTCTCACACCTCCATGAATTGTTTGCCTTTTAGTTTCAAACATTTAATTGATTGCATATACCGCATTTCGAAAAGTTTTTGCTTGATTCGAAACTCTTTTGTTAACATGCCTTTGATGTCGATTAATTCCTCATGTCCATCGCTGTATCGAACGAGAAAATCAGCTTTATATTTAATCGCTCGATACAGTTTTCCGTTTTTTCTAAACGAGTCTTGTAATGTGAATTCTGGTTGTAAATCGAAACTGGTTACTTCACCAGTCAATTTTAATAGTTTCAATTGCTGATAATACGCTGCTTCTGCTTTGCTATCGAACTTTATATTGTCAATAACTACTTTCTTCGCATTATATTTACTTCGCGTACTCGTTCGCCTCGTTAATGACGAACGCGGTATACTTTGCCTCAATTTCTTCGTCCCCCATTTGTTCGATTTCGCTAATTTGGTAGTTTGTAACTTCTGCAATCGCATTAGCCATTTGGCGGATGCTCATTGATCTATTTCTCAACTTTTTTATTGCAGTTTCTGCTGTCATTTTTATTCACCCTCTCGCTCAAAATGGCAAATCGTCATCTGAAATATCAATCGGCTTGCCTTCGTTTGCAAATGAATCACTATTCTGGCTCGAACTAGCTCGATATGAGCCGTTTTTATTGTTATTTGAATAATTAGCTTCGTTTTGATTATTATTCGGTGTAGAGCCTTCTACAGCGTTCAGCTTAGGTTCCAAAAATTGAACACTCTCGGCCACTATTTCCGTCACATAAACGCGCTTACCGTCGTTCCCCTCATAGTTACGAGTTTGAACGCGACCGTCAACGCCTGCCATACTTCCTTTTTTCAAGAAATTAGCAACGTTTTCTGCTGGTTTACGCCAAACTACACAATTAATAAAATCAGCTTCTCGTTCTCCTTGTTGGTTAGTGAAAGTACGATTTACAGCAAGTGTAAAAGTCGCAACTGCTGCACCAGCTGGGGTATAACGTAAATCAGGGTCTTTAGTTAAGCGTCCTACTAGTATGACACGATTCATCATTTATTTTTCCTCCTCCCCGTCCTCCAAGTATTCTCCTTCTTCAAAAACATAGCTTGCAAAATTTTTATCATCTTCATCGCAAGTTCCGAGAAAGCCATCTACATCGTAATATCTGGATTTAGCCAAAACAGCATAACGTATTGGAACAAGTTCTACACATCTCTCGTGAAACCATCCATGGGGATCTACGTTAATTATGTCATCATATTCACTAAAAGCTTCTTCACATACGCCACATCTTACTAATTTAGTCATTATTCCAAACTCCTCCCGCACATTGGACAGTATTTTATATGGATTTCTGTGTAAAATCTGGGATAACCTTCCTCTTCTTCAACTGCTAAACAATGCACAGAATCCCCTAAAAAGTTAGTACAACTTTCCAGTTTCACATGTGCATAATCGCCTACGCACTCAAGTTCTAGCGTTGTGTTATCACTAGTACAATACTCACACATCATTCCGCCACCTCCTCAATAAAAGACGGAATTTCTTCGGAGATAACAATTCTCCTATCATCTTCCAACTTGATAATATAGTTTCCTGTGCTTTCCGTGATTGGATTAGGCAGTATATATTCAATGCTGATTACATTTACATTCATTTCTCCGTTATACCATTCATCACTATGTTGTCCGCCTGCTGGAGGTCTACCTATTGAAAATCTCGTATTATCGTAAGGCAATCCACTGCGCCAACTTAGGATGTTTCTCGGTTTAAATGTCGTCATTCCATCACCTCTTCTAATATTTCTTCTGGGGTATCACAACCATTAATTAGCGTCTCTCTACCGAACCTATCATCAAAAGTACAGAAGATTTTTCCAAAGACATCATCAACTTTATACAAACGCTCTAAAGCGTTCGGAACGTTGTAATATGAACTGTTATCTTCCCAGAGTTCATTGTTTAAAATGATATATTTATCACCTACGACATTTCCGCCTATTAGAAGTATTTTTCTTATAACTTCCGTATTTTCCGCTTTTGTATAGCTTTGAATGCCTTCCACAAGCGCTTCATAATCATAACTGTATAAATCAATACTCACTCCCATTTATTCCGCCACCTCTTTCTCGATAGACCAACCAGAGTCAATATTATTTACTAACCAGTCGTCATAAGCCTCTGTAATCTCTTTTTCTAATTGTTCAAGTGTTAATATATCGAACTCAATATTCAAGTCCGTTTTCAAAAGAAATGTTTCTGTTTCAAGTGATCCGTGCATACCAGTAGAAACGTAGAATCTTACTTTTTTATCGTTCATTCCGCCACCCAACGTTCTTTATAGACATCATCTACTTTTTCTAATTGACCCGAATACACTAAAATGACTTTTATCCAATCAAGACTATTCCAAATTTCCTCTGGTCTACTCGTGTCGTCATGAGGATGTATTCTTTCACTCATTTCTTCTATTGCTTCATAATAATCAAAACTTTTAACATATGGTCTATCATCTCTAGGACCTGAAAGTAAATCACGTTGTTTAGGACTATAAATGTAATCAATACTTACTTCGCAGCAACAGCCTGCTGTCCAAACGCTAGTCCCCTTATCATCAAAGTTATCCGTCATCGTAACAACTGGTAAATCAGGGTTTTCGATAATTAAATCTGCCAATTTTTTCATTTCTTCTTTTTGTCGTTCATTTACTCGTTTCATTCCGCCACCTCCAACAAATCCGGATTTTCGTGTATGTTGCCGTAAATCTCAATCTCTCTCATGCTTCACCCTCCACTTCCTCAACAGGTTCCTTAAGTAACCAGTATGCTTCACCTTTATTCATTGCTTTAATCTCTGATTCTGTGAATTGTGTTTTATACTCACTTGCTTCATCATTACTACCTACAAGTTTCTGATTATCATAATGAACATTTAGATAACCAGTTGCGTGGTCAATAAGTTGTACATAATAAAGCGGTTCTTTCTCGACTTCGTAGCCGTCCATCCACGCGCGGGCGAGTAGTTCTTGATTATCAGCTGATGAAATTAACCATCCGTACATTTCATCAGGCATACCTGCATTGCCATAATCTAACAAACAAGCTAAATCGTATTCTCTTTGTTCACAGTGATTTATCCAGTCATCGGCAAATCGCGGAACTACTACCAGTTCTGGTTCCTTTTCTTTTGCAATAAAACAATCTTTAGTAGCTATTATCTTGTCCTTAGAAACTTTCACTAAAGAGTTGCCTGTTCCAAACTCTTTACCGTTGTACCAACCACTTAACAATTCATTGCCTACAATTACGTGTACGTTTTCGCCTTCCTTAAATCTCATGCTCTCACTCCTTCATAAATACCAACCAATGCGTTTTCGCTCTCTTATTGCCAAAAAGCGGCTCGTGATCAATTACTTTTAATATTTCACTTAGTTTTATTTGCTCTTCATTCCATTTGAAAATTAATGTTCCGTTTGACTTTAAAACTCGCATACATTCGCTAAATCCTTTTGCAATATCTTCTTGCCAAGTCTTTGGTTCTAATTTTCCATACTTCTTGGCCAACCATGATTTATCGCCTGCTTTGAGCAAATGCGGTGGATCAAAAACTACTAAGTGAAATGTATTAGTATCGAATGGCATACTCCTAAAATCTGCTACTACATCAGGCTTTACGACTAATTTCCTGCCATCGCACAATTCAGTTTCAAGCTCTCTATTGTCCATAAACGTAACGTTTTTATTTGTGCGGTTAAACCAGAACATTCTGCTACCGCAACAAGCGTCTAATATTTTCACGTCTGCACCTCGTCCCTCTCTGCTAACTTCGCTTTAATTTCCGCTACTTTCTTTTCTAAATCTCCGCTTGATTCTGATTCTGTTTTTTTATTCTCTGGCTGCTTCTCTGTTTTATCAAGCCAGTCAGGCAATACTTCTTGTTTCTGATTCTTGTTGTATTTGCCGTAAGTGGGCTTATTATACTTCTGTTCATTTTGTTTTCGCCTTTCCTCTTCCGCTGCATTCACATCAGCAACCGTTTTAAATCCTCTTTCTTCCCAGTTTCTAAGAATTTTATTAACGTATGCATAATTACGTTTGTTAGCTCCTTGTTCGGAAGTAACTTCCAATGCCTTAAAAACTATTTCTCGATTACCAGAAAAATCATCTACCCATGCAAGTAGTTTTTCTTGCTCAGTCGGTAGCATCATTCCGAATCCATTTTGTTCCCAAAAATCCTTGAAATTTAAATCGCTGTTGTTAATGTTGTTGTTATCTTTATTACATTCTTTAGTTCTTACATTCTTGTTAGTTGTTAGCTGTTTGTTAGCTGTTTGTGAGTCGTTTGTTAGCTGTTTGTTAGTAACTGTGTTAGTTTTGTTTTCTAACTCTTGATAAACTCCCCAATTAACTACGTTTATAAGGGTGCTAACCTTCGTTGATTCCTTTGTTAGAAATCCGTAATTTTCAAATCTTTTTAACGCTGTTCTGACATTTTGCGATGAGATACCTTTTCCGCATTCTTCTGTAATTGATTTGATACTTGTGACGAATTCACCCGGTTTTGCTTTGAAAGGTTTCCCTCTCCATTCCCACTCATTTTCCTTGTGATTTGCCATCATTAACAAAGTCACAAGGATGGTTTTTTGCTCAGGTGTAGAGCTTTTCCAAATTGGCTTTTCTTTTAAATCCCTATGCAGTTTAATCCACCCAAGTGACATAGCTTATTGCCTCCTACTCAACTTGTTTTTGCGCTTCTATCTCTGTTTCTAATCTCTTGATTAGTGCCGAAGCTTCACTTTTACTCATTGATTTAGTATCAGTCACTTTATAGCTCTCTAAAACAAATTTAGCATCATGTCCGAATGGTTCCCCGACAACTTTAGCCTTTGCAAATATAGCCTTTCTCTGTGCATCTGACGCTAAATGATTGTTTTGCGTTTGCTGTTTAGCTTGATTTTTATTACTTGGCTTTGTATTTCCACTTGCGCTGTTACCGTCGTCATCTTCATCACTTGCAATCCCAAAAGCGGCGGATAGTGTGTATCTGCGTGCGTATGTCAGAGCGCTTCCGGCTCCTTGTGCTGTGTTTTTATCAAGAGGCAACATAAACGGGTCGAACTCAACAAATTCACCACTAGCGTGCATTAAAATCGTTTTTACACCCACTTTATTTTCTTCCGTTAACGGAATTTGGATATAAGATAATCCTAATTTGGGAGCGTGTTTTTTTACTGCGCTAATTACGCTCTCTAAAGGTACATATTTGCTTTTAAAAAATGGATTATCCGCTGATTTAGCTGGTTGTTCGGCTTGCTCTTGAAATTTAGATAATGCTTTACTTATCTCAATAATTGACTCGCTCGTTTTCATATTCCTACCTCACTCTCAATGATTCAGTTTGTACTAACTCAGCCCCTGGTACTTCTCTGCCCTCTTTCAGAGCGCTTGTAATAGCTTTTTTATCCAATTTTTTGGGTTGTTCGACTAAAAACATGAATAACTTTTCTTCGTCCTCTAAACGCAAGCTAGGAGGGTTCTTTTGAATGCTGATTGTAAATAAGGGGCTTTTAATTTTACGGATATCCACTTTTAACATTTCGCTTTCTAAATACTCTTTCATATTTTTTGCTTTTGCTTCTAGCGCTTTTTTTCGCTTCGTTAATCTCTCTGCTTCCTTAGCCAATCCGTCAGCCTCTGCATCCATGCTTTTTACCATCTTTATAATGTTTTCAGCCTTTTCTTTTATTGGTTCTCTAATGCTGTCTAACGTATCTTGTAGTGTTTCTGTGTCCAAGTCCTCTGCCATTTCTAAAACTTGGTTATATGCTTGAGTCAATTCGTATAATTTCATGCCTTTATTCCTTCTCTCTGCTCGATTTTTTTAGCTAGCTTTTCATGTATATCAATTAATTCATCAAATAGTTTAGATCCTTCTAAGTTAGTTGATTGCTTCTTTAGTAAGTTATAAAGCGGTGTTAATTCATCTTCATAATCATGTATCACGACTTTAAAGCCGTAATGGATCGTTTTAAAATTATCCATGTTATCCCTCCATTGATTAAATTTTGGATTTAAGGTATAATTTCATTAAGGTAATATCTCAAATCCCGGACTCACACTGCTATGTGGGTCTTTTTTATTCTTCGTTTTCCGCCTCTTCTTCATTAGTACGCTCTAATTCCTCTAAATATTCGTTATGCCAAATTTGGCTTATCCTTTCAAAACTGGACCAACAAGCATCAACAACCATCGGATTTTCAACCACGTTTATCACTTCCTCTCAGCCAGTAGCCTGTTATCATTGACATTAGCGACACGAAAAACAATATAATAAATAAATCCATCAGCGCGTGACCTCCTCATAGCCTTTAAGCTTCAGCTCTTCGATATAGTCTGTCATTTTTTCGCAACCTGTTTCGTTTAACGGGATTTTCTGCTGAAATGCCGGATTAGCAATCATTTTTGTTTTACTATTTGTATGAATTTCGCTATCTCCGAAGTTTGTTGTCTTTCTGAAAACTCTTTCTGCCATTGTTGTAGCCTCCTAAATTAAAATTAGAATTAAAATCAAATTACATAAGTTTATTAACGCTAATGCCGCCGCTATTATGACTAAGATGCTGAATAACATTTGACCTTTCATAGTGTGCGCCTCGGTATAATAATTTCGCGTAAATGTCCATTTACAAGCTCTTTAGTGACTTCAAATTTTTGATTAAATTTATCTGCTCTTTTTTTTCGTTCTTTTTGGTCCATATTTTCAAATCGGCCTTTAACGATATTATTTAATTCCGCGAAATTAATATTTTTTGATTCATAACCCTCGTAGTTAGCTGATACAAGTACTTTGTTCATTTTTCACAACTCCTTACTAATCCAGATTTTTGATAATATTGATCACGTTTGTTCAAAACTTGTTGTAAGTCTATGTTGAAAGTTCTTGCAATACTTGCGTTCAGTGTTAGAGCAGATGCAATAACATCCGTTATTTCTGAAATAGCTTGTTTCGCGGCTTCTCGTTGTAGCATGTCACCTTTTCTTAAATTGAATGTCATCGTCTCTAAGCCGTTTTTTAGCGTGTTTATCGCTTCCGCCACTTCTAATTCAAAGCGGTTAGTTAAAGAAGCGTGGTGGCTGTCTAAGCCGTCGAAAAGCGGTGGTATCATTCCATTACTAAATTCATGCGCAAACATAAAAGTGCTTTCTGGTTCGTTGTAGCTATCAATTAACTGTTCCGCTTGTTCAAGCGAAACCGTTCGTTTCCCTTTCGTTTGATTGCTTATCAGTGCTGGCGTTACATAACTGTCTATTGCTAGCTCTTTTTGTGTGCGAGTTTCTGCTAAAACTTGCATCGCATGACTTGCTGTTACTGATTTTTGAAACACAATATCTCAATCCCTCTTTTGTTTATTTTTTTGCGACTAATTAACAACTTATCGTTATATACTATTGTTAGTCGCTCCCCAGTGACTAAGTTGTCTGTAAGCGTCGTGTGGTAGCGGCGCTTAAATTGTTTTTAATGATTGTTCTAAGAACTTATTTACAAAGTAAAGTTGTCCTTTGCCTGTAACTTTTGCTGTAATTGCTGTTTGCGCTCCGCTTGACCTTATAATCGCTGTTTCTTTAATCTTAAACAGTCCCAGTTCCATACTTTTTTGCGTAGGCCGATTGTAATCCGTGCCTTTTCTCGAAATGAGATATCCTCTTTGGCGCATCCATTCAAATAGTCTTTTCTCCCCAATATCGATGCCGTTTTGTTGGATTAGCTTAGCTAAATCTCTTATTAAAATGGTTCCTCTTGCATCGCTTACAGCTTCCGCAAACATCACTTTCGGCTTTTGTATTTCTAACCTTTGTTCCGCTTCTATCCGCTTCGTTTTTTCTTCTTTTAAATTTGTCGCTAGTTTGATTAGAAAATCAGGGTCAGTGATTGCTTTTTCGATTGTGTCATTTGTCATGTAAGCTCCATGCTTACGAACAGATGGCAATACTTCCGAAGTAACCCAGTCTTGAAATCTTTCAGCAGATTCTAGTTTTGATTTAAAAATCAACTGATATAGACCCGCTTCATTTATAGCGGTTAAATTCTGGCTTCCTCCAAGGGAGTCGTGTTTCACGACCCCCTTGTTTTTAAGGAAAACATGGCGTTTTAATGCATCGCGGCTATTTGAATATCCCAATACTTTTGCCACGTCTTTGCCGATAAAATGAGGCTCGTTTTCAATAAATACTGTTCTTACTTCATTTCCTTCAAAGTTGAAGATTTGTAAATTTGACATTTTGTTCTCCTTTCTGTTCACCCCTTCACAATGCTATAGTTTTTGTGAAAGGAGGTGATATTTATGCAAAGAAATCATGTTTCCTCTAGTAGAATCAGAAGCGTTGGCTGGGAAAATGATATTTTAGAAATCGAATTTAATGACGGCTCTATCTATCACTATCACAATGTTTCTCAATCAGAGTATTTAAGTTTTATTCATTCTGGTTCACTAGGAACTGCTTTGTCTCAATTGGATAAAGTTCATAGTTATAACAGAGTTAATTAATCATTGCTTCGTGTCGGTTGTATCAGAACTGACACGGAGTGGTTCAAACGCTAAATCCTCAACAATTCTCACTCCATCTACAGTAATTACTACTCTTGTGTATGGATTAAATGATATTTCTAACTCCTTGATTATTTCGTTTCCGGCTTTTTTAATGTTGTCATTCATTTTTCTTCCTCCTTTAATCGTTTTAAAAGAGCCTCTACTTCTAAACCATCTACATCTATTCTTTCTGGATAGCATTCAATAATTAACTTTGGTCGTTTACCGCCTAGTATTTCTAAATGAACACCTGTTACAAATCGTCCTACTTTCCAGTCACCAAGTTGAATGGCATTATATGCAGACCCATCTTCTCTTTGACTAGTTTTGATTGACAAAGTTAACTCTTCGTTACTCATGTTCTAGCCTCCTATTTTCTTTTGCCCAAATCGCCGTTAGTTTTTTCCGATAATCTATTAACTAATGAATTAATTTCTGAATAAAGTTCCGGCAAAATACTTAAATCGCTAAAATCTTCGCCAGTTATACTTAATTCAATGGTGAGTACTGACTCTTTTCTATTTCTCTTAGTTAGGAAAGAGTTTGTAAATGCAATTTTTTTCATTTTCTAGCCTCCTATTTTTGGTTACTCTCCAATCTGCTATAATTAGTTTGATTGGAGGTGATTATTTTGGATTACGAAAAAGCAAATCTTTCTTTGGAATTAATTAAAGCAATGTTAGAACATAATGCTCGAATTAATAACACAATCGGTCAAACTTCTATCGGGAGCACAGAAGTTTCTGCTGAAAAAGTTGCCAAAGACTTTTTACATTTGTACGAAGCTCTACCAAAATGATTTATTTTAGGATTTCTGCTATGGCTGCAACCATGGCAGAATCTCCAATTTTAATATGTTTTTCCAGATTACTTACGCCAATGTCTATAGCCCTTTTCTTTAATTCTCTGATTTCTTTTTCAACTTTTAAAGCTTCATTTTTTTCATCAACAGTCATTTTCTAGCCTCCTTTATTAGTTTGCGATTAACTCATTCGCTTTGCGCTCCCAGTATCTATTAATAGCAGCTTCTTGTTTTTCCTGGTTTTCCTCACGCCATTTCCTGCTATATTCTCTTACATGTTCTCTGTTCTTATCTCTCCACTGTTGTTGGTATACTCTCCGTGCTTCCTTTGCTTTTTCGCTTAACATGGTTTAGCCTCCCATTTTGGTTACTCTCCAATCTGCTATAATTAGTTTGATTGGAGGTGATAATATGAATAAGTATCTTTTTATTGTTGATTCAGAAAATAGCGTTGATTCTGTGCGCTCTCTGGTGGAGTCGCTTAATGATTCAAAATGGGTTCATATCTCTTACAATGTCTTTGCGAACATGAGCGAGCTGTCCCCTAGTGAAATTTTGTCTTCATTTAATTTAGATGATGGTGTGCAAATCCTTGTTGTTGAATTTAATTCTTTTGATATGAGTTGGCGAAACGAAGTTAAAGAACAATTAATTGAGTTAGGTTATTAAATATTTGATTTAAATATTTCAGCCTGTTCTCTATAGCCAATTGGAATAGATTTCTCGGGGACTGGAGTAATATAAATTTCTACTACTGCTGGTCCCTCTATTCCATCAGCATGCCAACCATCAATGTTCATAGTCATTTTATTTGCCACGATATGAGTTTTCTTAGTCAGGCTTTCGTTTGAACTCAAGCCCCCCACAATTTCTGCTTTTTTCCTCATGTTTTAGCCTCCTACTTTGGTTAGTTGTTTATGTGTCGATTCGCGTAGTTTTTCATCAAAAAAAATGGTCCAGTCAAAATCTAAAACAGACGCGATACGTATAGCTTTTGAAACTGAAGGATTTCTTCTTCCTTGCTCAATGGAAGCGTACGTTGTTCGCTCAATGCCTGCTTTCTTAGCTACTTCTTCTTGAGTGTAGGCTTTTTGCTCTCGTAATTCTTTGAGCCACGATTTCATTTATATCACCTCTTTCAATGTGTCATATTGCGTACTTTTATATTACTACGCATTTTGACACATGTCAACACCTAAATACTCTTTTTGACACATTTTTTTATAATTGTTTTTACTACGCTTATTGTGTAGTAAAATAAGTTCAGGAGGTGCAACATATGTTCGGAGAAAACTTAATGAAACTCAGGAAAGCGAATAACCTTACGCAAGAAGAACTAGCTAAGAAACTAGGTGTAGCGAGAACAACTTATTCTTCTTATGAACAAAATAGAAGAATGCCTGATATAGACGTACAAAATAAAATAGCAGATCTGTTTGAAGTATCTTTAGATTATTTACATGGGAGAACAGATAAGAAAAATTATTGGGAACTTACCGGAAAAGATGAACGTAGCATTCAAAGGGATTTACAAAAAATGATAGATGATCTTTCTAACTCCGATGCTTTTGCTTATTCTAAAGAGGATGGAGAAATGGATGAAAACACAAGACAACTTTTAATAATGTCACTTGAAAACTCCCTTCGAATAGCAAAAGAAGAATCTAAGAAGCGATTTACTCCTAAAAAATATCGAAATTAAATTAGGTGGGATAATATGGAGATGAGTGAATATATACAACAACAGATAAAAAAACTTGTTAACATTCACGAAACAAGAAATCCCTTTATCATTGCAAAAGAAAAGCGAATTCTTGTTTTAAAGGAAGACTTAGGAGAAGTTTATGGTTATTATAATAGAGTGAATAGAATTAAGATGATCCACTTGAATGATTTCTTCCCGGAAAAAAGGCAATTATTTACTTGTGCGCATGAATTATGCCACGCATTAATCCATCCAAACGAAAATACACCTCAGCTTTCAAAACAAACTATTATTTCTGAATGGAAGGTTGAAAAAGAAGCGAACTTTTTTGCTACACAATTATTAATTGACGGGAGTCACTTAGAAAACGGTATTGATACGAAAGATAAGATCATCAATTACTATGGATTGCCAGAGGAAATGAGAAAATATTTATAAAGGGAGAACGAGAGAATGACTATACCAAAAAAGGTAGTATATATTGTTGGATCGCTTATTTTAGTTTTAATTATAGCTGGCGCATCTTTTTTTATTTATAATCAGGTGCAAATAAAGAAAGAGCATGATGCGAAAATAGCTGCCGCTAAGAAAGAAAAAGAGGATAAACAAAAAAAGAAAATAATATTTAAAGATACTATTAAATCATTTAAGGATGACTCTACTTCTCTTGCTTCTGATGCGGAAACAATTGGAAATAAATACTATAATGTATGGAGTGACACAATCTATAATGAAAGTGTCAAAATAGATGGTAAAACCTACACAGATTTCAACAAAGCTCTACAGGCGCAAAATACAAAAAATATATTTGATGGCACTGAATCTAATTTAGAAACTAGCATAGATACAGTGAAAGACGAATATAATGATCTTAAAAATAATGTGACATCAGAAACCGAAAGCGAGTTTAATGAAGTAGATTCTTACTATAAATCACTTATGAAGTTTGTTAATTTAGCCAAAGAACCTTCTGGGAATTTTAATACCTTCTCAGATAATTACAATGATGCTAAAACTAATTATATAGAGCAAATGAACAATTTAGGATATGGGGAATAAAGGAGATACAATATGTCTATTATAAAAAAATGGTGGTTTTGGTTAATTTGTTTATTGATTATTATCGGAATTGGATTTACAGTATGGTACACACAGGTTTATACATCTGAATGGGGTAAGGGATTATCAAAAGAAGAAAAAGCAGTTTTTGAATACGCTAAAGAAACAAGTAACAAATCTTTTGATATATCATCGATCGATAATAAAGAGCTAGACAAACTATATTCCTTATTAATGGATAGTGGAACATACAATAAAACTATAATATTAGATCAAAATAATCTAAAAAAATACTCTAACAAAGCATATGACCTCGCCAGCAAACTTGCGTACGTTCAAAAAGACTTTGATTTATATAAAAAAGAGCTTAATAAGAAAAGAAATTTAAACTCTAAAGCAAAAGAAATGATGCCTTATGGTTTAAAAAACATATAACTAAAGAAAGCCTCCGGGCTAGGGATGGAGTGGAAAAAATGAAAGAAATGATATATATGGACAGTGAATTCATAAACTCTTTTATTTCACAAGTTTATGATGGTTTGCCTGTGAATTTAGAAAGCGGTTCAAAGGAATCAAACGGAGAACATGCAACTGATCAGTCTGGCGAGAAATCCACAACCAGTACTCAAGGTAGTTTGCTCTTTTTAAAAGGTAAATATAACTATTCGACCGATGAGAACAATCAGCATAGTGTAATGCAGACACAAGAAACTCAAGAAATTATAAGTAAAAAGATGCATGATAATGCTCTTAATGATTTTGAAGAATATTTGGTTACTGAAAAAAAATTAAAAACAACTATTGAAGATGCTAAAAATGGTGAATATGTAAAGCTTACTATACCATTTAGATTTATAGATTATAAATTCCTACGCTCCCTTTACAGTAAAAAAATACTGGATAGTATGTTAATTTTTACTAATCATGATACTAATGAATCTTTGGAATTTCTCGAGAACGAAGCAAAGAACGCCTCTAAAGATCAAAAAAATGAAATAAAACATCAAATTAAGCATTTACGTAAAGAATTGGAAGAAACTAATAAGGGAGCTGAACATGGTTTCAATCTAATGAATGCTATGTTTGATGTAGTAGTTGATGCCCTTCCTACTAACTATTATTTAAAAGAAGAAAACATCCTTATACCACTTAAAGAAAAATACTTTAGAGAGGATATAAGAATGTTATCATTTAAATATAATTTTGATAATCAAGCAAATTTAATTACAATAATAGGTAAGGTTACTGGTAAGTTTGAAAGATTAATTGATGAAAAATATTTTCGTGACCAAGATCTTAATCAATATCCCCAAGCTCTTAACGAAACATTTAAAGAGTTTGTAAAATTAGTAGATTTCATTTCTAATGAAGACTACATTATTTCTCCCGTTGCACTCTACTTTGATGACGACTTAATTTGATATTATCTTCTAATATTTGTTTTCTTAATTTCAAATCTTTTCTTTTTTCATTATGCGAAACATGCGCAGAATGAACACGATCCGAGTTGTAAGAATATCTATTTTTCAAAATTTTAAACATTTTCTACACCTCATTTCATTTATATTATAATTCAAAATTCATCTTATGTATACCATTTTAAAGAAAGCCTCCGGGCTTTTCTTTTTACCTTTCCGCATTTTTCTGCAGTTTTTCTGCTGATTTTTGTTTAATTTCATTAACAAAGTAAGTTATAAGCTTGTTTTTTTGCTTATTTCTCTGCAGATTTTTACCCTCTTTGCTAAGAATTATGCTAAGATATAGTAAATAGATTGAAACAACAATTGAAAATTTTTTTAAAAGGAGGGAGTAAAATGGCAAAGTATGATTTTTCGATAAGATATTACGGAAATGCTTTAGAAGATGGCAGAATACCTATAAAAGATTTAGCTCCTTCCTTACTTGCTTTATCAGAATCATTTCACGAAATTCAAAAAATATCAAATCCCAATGAACCAGAACTTTCATTAGATATTAAAGCCACAAGTGAAGGATCTTTTATAGTAGATTTACTCTTATCAAATGGAAAAGATCTATTAAATCAAGCTATTAGCTTATTGACTAATAAAGAGAATGAAGCAGTACTGAATTTAGCATCTTATGTAAGTATTTTTTTAGCAGCCATCCCCCTCATAAAAAAATTAAAATCCCATAAAATGACTAATCAAGATGAGAATAAAGATGGACATACAACCCTTACATTTGATGATAATAGTTCTATTACTGTCCCGAATGAAGTCGTAGAGTCTTGTAAAAGTATTACATTTAGAAAAAGTGTTCGTAAATTTGTCCAACCATTAGAAAATGAAGGTATTGAAGGAATAGACTATTACCATTCCAAAGAAGAGACTTATACTATTCTTAAAGAAGATTATTCTTTATTCGAAGTCCCGCAGACTAAAAATAAAGAGTTAGAACCAACTATATCTGAAGTGTATCTTCAAATTATAAATGTAGCTTTTGAACACGGGAAATGGAAATTTTCGGATGGAACCAATCAATTTTTCGCTTCGATAGAAGACGAGGAATTTATAGCAGCGGTCGAAAAAAACCAACAGCAATTTGGTTCTACAGATACACTAAGAGTAATTCTACAAAACAACCAACAACTTACAAGCAATGGTTTGAAAAGTGAATTTGTTGTAACTAAAGTTTTAGAACACCTGAAAGGTGCACAACAAATAGCGCTTGACTTGGAATAATATCAATAAACTAATTAAAGCCTCCGGGCTTTTCTTTTTACCAAAAAAAGAACGTATGTGCGAAAGGAGAACGGAAATGAAGGCAGCTATTTATATACGCGTATCTACTCAAGAACAAATAGAGAATTACTCTATACAAGCTCAAACTGAAAAGCTAACAGCCTTGTGCCGCTCGAAGGACTGGGACGTATACGATATTTTCATTGACGGCGGATACTCCGGCTCAAATATGAATCGTCCCGCACTAAATGAAATGCTAAGTAAATTACATGAAATTGATGCTGTAGTCGTATATCGATTAGACAGACTATCCCGCTCGCAAAGAGATACGATAACGCTTATTGAAGAATACTTCTTAAAAAATAATGTAGAGTTTGTTAGCTTATCGGAAACGCTTGATACAAGTTCTCCTTTCGGTCGTGCAATGATTGGTATATTGTCCGTGTTCGCACAATTAGAACGCGAAACAATACGAGATCGCATGGTTATGGGGAAAATTAAGCGTATTGAAGCAGGGCTTCCTCTTACAACAGCCAAAGGACGAACATTTGGCTATGACGTTATAGACACTAAATTATATATTAATGAAGAAGAAGCAAAACAATTACAAATGATTTATGATATTTTTGAGGAAGAAAAAAGCATTACAACTTTACAGAAGAGACTAAAAAAAATAGGATTCAAAGTGAAATCATATAGCAGTTACAACAATTGGCTGACTAATGATTTATACTGTGGCTATGTATCTTATGCGGATAAAGTGCATACAAAAGGTGTTCATGAGCCTATTATTTCAGAGGAACAATTTTATCGAGTTCAAGAAATATTTTCTCGCATGGGTAAGAATCCGAATATGAATAGAGATTCAGCATCGTTGCTAAATAATTTGGTAGTGTGCGGAAAATGTGGACTAGGGTTTGTTCATAGGAGAAAAGATACTGTATCCCGCGGAAAAAAATATCATTATAGATATTATAGTTGCAAGACTTACAAACATACTCATGAACTAGAAAAATGCGGAAATAAAATTTGGAGAGCTGACAAACTCGAGGAATTAATTATTGATCGCGTGAATAACTATAGTTTCGCTTCTAGGAATGTAGATAAAGAAGATGAATTAGATAGCTTAAATGAAAAACTTAAAATAGAACACACAAAAAAGAAGCGGCTTTTTGATTTATATATCAGCGGTTCTTACGAAGTTTCAGAACTTGATGCTATGATGTCTGATATAGATGCTCAAATTAATTATTATGAAGCACAAATAGAAGCTAACGAAGAATTGAAGAAAAATAAAAAGATACAAGAAAATTTAGCTGATTTAGCAACAGTTGATTTTAACTCTTTAGAGTTCAGAGAAAAGCAACTTTATTTAAAATCACTAATTAATAAGATTTATATCGACGATGAACAAGTTACTATTGAATGGCTCTAG